GGTTCCCCACATCTCAGCGCGTTTGTTGCCCCACATGATAGCATTAGTCGCCTTCCAACCAAAATTCACGCCCCTGACCTTGTACCGTTGCTCCACCAAGCGATCAAGAATACCATACCCCAACCCCCCTTCATCGATCACCGTCAGTGTGGGACGGTACTGCTCAATCGCCTCGATCACTCGTCCAACAATCGCCATCGTATCTTCACCGGAGTAGCGCTTAATATTAACGATGTCACGCCCTTGCCTGACCACAATCACCGTTGAGTCAGCCCCACCTCGTGCAGGATCGACACCGATAACAATAGGAGCAGTCGTATCTTTATACTGAGGACGCTGAAACGCATCTTCAATAATGTCAGGTGAAATGAACTGATCCTCACCCGCTGATGGAAATTCACCGTACACTTCCACTCGTGCCTGGGAGGAATCTTCACCGTATTCCGCGATGATCTGCTCATATACTTGTTTGTCGGTATCCTCGACAGTTCTTGCGTCCACTGTCCGACTTTTCCAAAACGCTCGTTTACCATGAAAGCACTCGAAAAAGTACCCTTCATTCCGTCTAGGGTTACTAAAAGCAAACCAGTACCGATCAAGAATGTTCTCAGTAAAGAAACCAGCACCTACCGACCATATCTCGTTGGGTATGCCTGAGGCTTCATCAAAGATCAGCATCATTCCGTCATGGTTGTGAACCCCCGCATAACTGTCGGGGTTCTCTGCGCTCCACAGTTTCCCTTCTGCGCCCCAATAGCGTGTACCCTTCTTCAGTTGATTTTCCACCAGTGTGGTCAACCATGTAGCAGGAGCCATCTTAGTAGCAGACAGTTCAAACCAGTGCGTGTTAATAGACATAGCGTACCACCGTGACAATTCCCCCCAAGTCACGGACTTTAGCTGACTCTCTGAGTTAGCCGACACGATCACCGTTGAGCCGACACGTGTGGTCAACATCCACAAGATTAGCCACGCCACTAACGCAGACTTACCAATCCCCCGTCCTGAAGAGACAGCAGAACGCAGAGTTGACATGTCGATCTCGCCCTTATTCTCCTTAATGTGGTTGGCAATATCCCTTAGCACTTCGCGTTGCCATTTCCTCGGCCCGTGAAAGTGTTCTAGGGGAGTGTTCTTTTTCCCCCAAGGGAACACGAACAGCACAAACGCTTCGGGATCATCCGCTATCTTTGGCGACCATAACTCCACCATCAACGTCTGTTCTTCGTCTGGTCGGTATATTGGTTGTTGTGCCATTAATGTCCTTGGTTGTTGTAACTTGTGCGTGTGGAACATCGATAACCATCTTTTCCATGACGCGACTACGCGCTTCATCTAGGGCAGATTGTATATTGATAGTTTCAATTGACATGGATATTTCCTGCTTGGCAGTCCAACCATGAGCGTGTTGCAGGATTGACAGCGCCGCTTTAGCGTCACCGTTTCTGGCAGCTTCTCTTAACTGAGTTGACGCTTCCAATTCTCCATCGGCTGCACCTTTCAACGCCGCCATTTCAGCAACAGGGTCGAGCTGACATAACTGTCGATATTCGGAAGGTAACATTCCTGCGGCTAAGGCAAGCTTGTCACCTTTCAACCCCAAGGCGGCAGCGTCATATATTTGTTGTAAACGCCGTTCGGTGGCTTGCACTTCTCTTGGAGTGAAGGGGATCGAAATCATCGTCTGTCCTTGTGTAAAGTTGTATTTAACATCATTTCCATTTAGTAGTAAAGTTTTTTACATGTTCACTGAAATTTTTTAGTGGGTAGCTAAAACCAGAAAAAATAAAAAATTTAGTTTGGGGGGGACGTTTTTCATTTTTAAAAAAAATTTTACTGAGGGTCAGTTCCCAAACTAAAAAAAATTTTTACTGCGGTTCAATTTCCATTCTAAAAAAAAATTTACTGAGGGGGGTGGACATGGTCAACGGACGGTTCAAAATCCCCCTATACCCCCCCAAAAAACACGCCAGGTTACGTTATAACATACCATTACAAGCTAACCTATTGAATTACATACAGTTTATGGTTTGAGTATTGAGCCTGGTAGCCATTCAAGAACGGAGGCAGGACTTGAATAGCATCGCAAGTTATTGTTATCATTAATGTTTTGCATCGGTGCTTTATAAAAGTACACGATTTAGTACACATTTTTGAATTGTGTACATTGTGCATAACCTTAAAAATAGTTATGCACAATATACACATCATGGATTATTTGCGTTCCTTGCATCAGTGCTTAAATTAGCATTTGTGTACATTGTGCATAATGTTCTCACTGTTTTTTAGTCGGTGGCTGGTAACATTTTTTTCCTGTAATATTAAAACTACATAGTTATATTATTTTATAAACCTTATAATAACTAATATATACACAATATACACATAACTCTTAACGCCCCGTCATTAAAGGGGGATGTTGTGTACAAAACTGTTTGATATTCATATACACAGCGCTACACACTTTATACACAAATATTTGTAAAAGGTTTATTGACATTAAAACTAAATAGTTTTATTATTTAACCCAACATCAACCAAAAAGAGAAAAAACAATGTCAAAACTAGAATTAAATGCAGTAATAACAGCTGGAATATTAGTGCTATTTGTTGCACTGGTAGAAAATTTAATAAATTATTTAGGAATATAAAATGAAAACTACAATTCAATTACATGACTTTATACATTGTGACGCGTTAAAAGATAATTTTTCTTATGATGGCCGCGTGGCCTTGTTTGATTACTTGGAACAATATGAACTAGATTGTGGTACTGAATTAGACTTTGATCCAGTCGCGTTACGATGCGATTTTACCGAGTTTGGTAATCTTTCAGCGGTTGCTAATTACTATGAAGATTTGCAAGAAGTAGACGAAGAAGAAAAATTAGAATGGTTACGAGATAGAACGCAAGTTATAGAATTTGAAACCGGCATAATTTTACAAGATTTTTAATACACTAAACTAAAAGAGAAATTAAAATGAAACTAAGAGACTTAAGACTAGCACTAAGCGCAACCCCTAAAAAACCTGATATACGTTATTATCTTAATGGCCTTAACATCACCAGAACTCACGTTAGCGGCTCAAATGGCCACGTGTTATGCCGTATAAATACTTATAATAATGATATTCCTGAAGATAATATCATCGTTCCAGTTGAAACAATAAAAGCGCTGCTAAAAAAAGTTGGGACAAAACATGAAAATATGGAATGTATCATCACATTAATTAATAATCAATATCAACTTCAATGCATGAACCAAGTTGAAGTGTTCACGCCTTTTGATCATAAGTACCCAGGCTTTGAAAAGATAATTGATCCGATAAAGTTAAATGACCATGATAAAAATTTAAATTCAATATGTCATCAGTTTGACTGGTCATATATCGCACTTGCCAATGATGCTATTTGCAAGTATTTTGGAACCACTACGCCTACACGATTATACAGTTTTGAGCTGGCGGGTTATTTTATGCCATCTGATGACATTATTTATGTCATTATGCCTTGCAGGTTATAAGGCCATGTATAAAGTCTATTACTGGCAAAATTGCCCCATTGTTGGCGCTTATTTAACATCAATGTTATTTGATTACCTAGATACTGCGACGCGTTTTGCAAAACAACATGATACTACTGTAATACATCCATTATCAAGGTGATAAAATGAACGGTATATATACAATGTACAAAGATCAATACAACAATATCTTTTACGCTTCCACATTAAAAGAACTAAAAGAACAAGTAAAAGGTAAAACACAAAAAATGTATAGTACAGATAAACAGGGTAATACTTTTCATGTTGGTTATGTAATTGGTAACCATTGGCTGTCGGCATTTACACCATTCAGAAAAAAGTGTTTATGATAATTAAACCAGGGAGGCCGTCAATACCAGATGATGAAAAAAACATACTTGCAACTTTTAGTCTAAAAAGATGGCAAGTGATGCGACTAAAAGAAACAAAAAACAAAAGTAAATTGATTCAACTTTTAATAACCAAACATTTTACCAGTCTACCTTGAACTAATTTAACTTAATAACTTAACACGGCCGCCTAATAAGCGGCCTTTTTTTTGTCTTGTGTTCCCGTGTTCCCGGCTATAACCTATCTAACAAGCAGCTTAACCTTAAAAAACACGTTTTAAGGCTTGATAATGTAAAAGTAATACTTACATAGCCTTAAAAAAGAACGCGCTTAAAATCGATTAAATTCCCGCTTGGATTTGATAGCGAATCGATACTAAAAAGCCTCTGAGAAAATGGTTGAATGCTCCATCAAGTTAAAATTCCCAACTATTTCTAGACCAAACCCAATTGGATTTGGTTTTCAAAAATTTCAGATTTCTAATTCACAAGTGTCAATTTTCTGTTTCGGTCTGGCTCAACCATTCTTCTAAGGTCTGACTTACTCAGCGCGTTAATTGCTTCATCATTAGGGGCGCTGTAAATATGTTTCACGCTGGGAAATTCACGTGACTTAAGGCGACCCATATCTTTCCAGCCGGCTTCTTTAAGAGCGTGAAGAAGTGCAGGTTGTGGAACCTTAACATTACCTGGGGCGCTGCCGGATAAACGATCACAGAGCGCATGGAAGGGGGACGCTATCACTCCCGATGCAAACTCACCGACACGCAAGCGCATCAAGTCAACTAGGTACGACTCGGCAGTCGACATACCCTGCTCAACTAGGTTCAGTTTGAACTCCGTCATCATGGGGGCAGCGCCAGGGTTGAACGCGCTAACGTCACGCACCAGCAACCAAGACGCTATGGCTTCATAGCCTCCTCCGGTCTTGAACCAATCCCACATAGACCGCGCTTCCTCCGGACACATGCGAGGGGCGTGTG